GCTAGGTTCAAATGTGATGTGCCATTTTACCCCGGCAAATTTAGGAGTTTTGAGCTTGTCTTGCACAATGGTTGATGCCATGAATCTATAGTTGTTGCGAAAATCGCCACTGGCATTTTGAAAGCTTATGCCATCGGGTTCACCACCAACTCGACGTGTGATTGCAAGTTGAGCATTTTCACGATATTCTTGTAGATGCAACAGAGTCTTGAGTTTGGACAAATTAGGCATGCCAAAAGTGCCAATAAAGTCTGCAACTGGGTTGTGATAGTTGCCCAACACCACTACACTTTGATCTTCGGCCATGGCCACAATCTGTGTTCCGGTATCAGTGCCCACAATTTTGACCAGCTCAATACAGCCAAGGTCATAGGTATGTTGCACTAGGTCAAGTAAATAGTCTTTCATTGAATTCTCCTATAATCAATTATACACAATCTATTTAGATTTTGCAATCACTTTGAGTTAACTTTGGCCAGAACCTGCGCACCTCGATAGCTCACAAGTTCTCCTGGTCGACGAATGTCCATCCAGGCCAAGTCATAATCGTCCTGTTTATACGAATCAATTTCAAGGCCTGCAGCAGTGACCAACTTGCGTATGGTATGCCCAGGCGTATAGCACATAAAACTTTTTTCAGCCAATCCAACACCTTGTGATCTATCACAATCATTGTAGGTAAACACCGCATGCCCACCAGGCCTTAGTTTCACAGCAAACTCTCTAATATACCGCTCAATCACAGAAATTGGTTTGTAATTGAAAAAATTATACGCAAAAATAAATCCAAACTGATTGTCGGGTAATCCTGCCAAAGGCCTGTGTTGCTGGTAATCATTCACAGTGTACACTCGCAACCTGCGCTGATACTGTGTTGTAAATTTTTCCACACAAGGTCGCAGTAACTCAGGCGTAGTATCCACAAGATACAACGGATCTAGCGGCACCATTTCTTCTACAAAATTTTCCAAAGCCGGTCTAATGATCATGCCAGGCACGCGCCAATCGCCAAAGTTTCTAATTCTGGTACGGAGATCCAGCAGTCCCTCGTTGGTGCTAACAAATTTTCTATTCAAAATGTAGTCAGCAGTTTCAAATACCATTTCTTGTTCATACAGTCTCTGACTTTCAGCAAACATGTCCGGTTCACGATCTACAATTTGTTGTCGGACATGATCTCTAAGTTGATTGAATGTTGCTAGAAATTTATGGTAGCAGTTTTCGATATCTATAACATCTTGAGCCAACGTTTCTCTGGTGTCGTCTATTTGAATAGGATGGTTAGCCACCACATGTACTAGTCCGTACAAGTGTTGGATAGACGATTTAATATCGGGGTCCATGGTAGGCCCATCTATGATATTGAGGTATCTAACCAGTTCGCTGAGTTTCATTCAAATGAAAATAATGTAGTAAATTGATTCTCGGTATTGGTTGCTGTACCCAAATCCCAATCCAATACACCTAACAAATTATCAATTTTGCCATCGACCACTGTGGCTTCCATTTCTGAATTATCAAACGGCAAGTCACAAAACCAAGCAGGCAGTCGTTGTTCGTCTGTGGGATAAGCTATAGAAGTCCATCCCAAGGCATTAGATTTCAATTTGCAAACAATGACCTTCATGCCATCCACGATCTGCATAGAATAGTTATCGCCTTGCATTCTACGCATGGTATTCCAGTTTAGAGCTGCTCGCACATGACCGGGCATGTTTGCTCGACCCAAACGTTCTTCTTCGCGACCATACTTGGTCAAGTTATTCACACGTTTGGGCGAACCTTTTTCCCAGCCAGGACGTTCTTTGAATTCAAATTTGAATTTCTTGATGCGCTCCACAATGGTGTCTCGATCCGCTCCAGTCAGCGTCCTATTTAGAATTTCCAACAAGAATTCTTGAATAATCTTAGGTGTGTCTGACCGTTTGAGATCCAGGCCGGTGGCTTTGGTTTTGCCTGGTTTACCTTCTACATCCAGTCGCTTGCCTTCGATGTCGATGGCATTCACAGCGTAACGTTTTTTTGTTATAAACAAACCGCGATCAGCCACTGTTTCTCTGCCACACTTGATCAACGAACCCATGTCACGCGGACAGTGAAATGCCTGTTCCATGAAAGCAGGAAAACTGGCATTGACCTGTTCGGCCAGACTGTCGTAGAGCTGTATGCATGTTTCTTTGTTCCAAGTCATGCGACCTTCGCCGACTTCGGCCTTGAGAGCCGGCCAGGCTGAAAAATAACAAGAGTCTGTGTCACCGTAGATCACTGCTGCGCCCACGTGATCATATTCGCCAGTGATACACTCATTGAGATAGGCGTCCATGTGACGAGCAATGGTGCGCCCAGTCAGTGTAGTGGACTGGCCAATTCTTTTATCAAAGAAACGACAGCCAGGATTAAGAATAGCACCGTATAGGCTATTAAGATTGATCTTCTTGACCAGTTGGCGTTTGTCCCAAAACGCGATTTCTTTGGCATCTGTGGCCTCCTTTTTGCGTGTTTGTAATTCCTTTCTTTCACTGTACCATCGCTCCAGCAGACCCGGGATGATGCCTTGCTTTTCGTAGGTCAGTATGGTACCATTGGCAGTGAGAATCCAAGGTTGATTGGAGTCAAAGATCATGTGCCATACTTCGGCAGCTGAATGAACTGATTCTTCACCTGATTCCCAGTCAATGGTGATTTCGGTGCCACGTTGTTGTTCCATCACAGCCGTGTATTCAACACAGCCAAAAAGCCCTTCCCACGCTGCAGCAAAACTCTGCCCTGAAGCCATCCGGTCTCGAATCAGTTTCTCAGTCATGGTTTGACGCAGTTGTCCCACAATGGTTTCAGGGCCCATGTTGCAGGCTCGAATGGCCGAAGGATATAGACTGTTGATGTCCACGGATCCGATCCACTCATGAAGACCTTTTTTGGGGTAAGCCACATAAGCACCAGCAGCTCGTACGTCGTCGTCTGTGAGTCGTTGTTTGCGATTGGGCACAACCATGCCACGCTCGTGTGCTTCGTTGATGATGGCCTGTTCGGTCACTGCCACTGCACCCATGGTTGTTTGCAGCAGCACAGTATTGGCATGCGCCAGTTCATTTGCCAAATCCAAGAATCTCAGTTTGCGGTCCATTTGCGCGATGCCGTTGACATCCTGCCGGTTGTACTGAATAAATGTGCGCCAATTTTGGTTGTACAACTGATCTAACGTGCCTTCGTATTTGGTTTTGCCCTCAAGGCCTTCGTATTCCAGAATAGAGTCTAGACTGTACGAATGACGTTCTTCATAGGTATACTTGCGATAAAGCTGCATATAATCCATGTGCACACGACCCACTAGGTCATAGGTCTGTGCTTCAGCTCCGTAGCGTTCAAAGGTGCGCTGCTTGGGCAGTTGTCCCCACAGGCAAAAACGCCTGGTGTCATCCTTTGACAGCACCCGAGTGCAACGGTTGATGGTGTAGGGAATGTCATATCCTTCGGAGTTCCAGCCAGTGAGTACGTCAGCATCTTCGATCAAGTCCAAGAAAGTCTTGATCATTTCTCCTTCGTCTGTGAACACCAAGGTATTTTCAAATTCAGCCGCAATCTCCTTGGCTGTTTCTATGCTCATGTGCCGCGGCGGAATAACCAAAGTAACCAATTGATCCAACCAGTCTAGATACACTGAGATTGCTGTGATGGGATTGAAAGGATCCTCCACCGGAGAGAATCCGCGTTCTTGATCAAATGCGACTTCAATGTCAAATATGGCTGTGTGCAGTGTAGGCGCGTCGGTGCCTTTGTAGTTTTCTTCTAAACAGCGGAATATAGGATTTATGTCAGATTCATACAAAGCTTTTCCGCTTTGCATCTTGACTTCTTTACGAAACTCTCGATTGTTGCGGGTGCTGAAACGCGCTACAGGCGTACCGTAGATTGAGCGGAACTTGCCACGAGGATCATCATAGTAGAATATATAATTGGCAGGATACTCTTGGTATCGGCGTTCGCCGTCCTTTCGTTCAACTACGTGAATGCGGTCATGCTCGCGGTCAAAAAGTGCGTCGATATAACTCATTGTGCTCCACTTATGGCTGGATAGCCATGATACATGCTGCTTACGGCAGCGACTCGTTGATATTGATACTTATAGAGTTTTACCTACGGTTTCTAGAATTGTTTCTAGAGTTTCGTGGTCTTGTTTTTCTCGGCCAAATTCGGCTTTGTGCGCCAGCTTGATAGCTTTTTTCAAAATTGCAGGTTTGACTTCGAGCTCTTCGGCCACAGCCTTGATGGTATCGGTCAGGCCACCTTGCAAAGTTTCAATTTCATGCATGACTTGCATGCCTTCATTTATTATCTGAGTAAGTTTGAGTTTTTGATCTTGACTAAAAGTTTTGCTCATTGTGTTTCCTTTTGAAGTCACTATTATACAAAATTTCCGTTCTTTATGCAAATTTTTTGAGCGATTTGTAAAAACTGCTGATTCATTCTGTCCTCATACCAGTTGTAAATTTGTCTAATCTTTTCAACGTTGGCCTCGAATCGGGGTTGGCAGCGTTGCCATTGTTGTTTGGCATAGGCTGCGTTGCTGAGCAATTGATAGTTTTTGTCAAAAGCATTTACAATACGGTCAAAGGGGTTTGACATGTTGTCATAGCCATGGTCTACCACATCATCAAATAAATCCAGCCCTAAATCTCGCATGTGTTGCACTATACCTTGGCCGCCTAGCAAGATGGGAAAATTGCAACCGTAAAAAGTGTGAGCAGTTTTTTCTGTTACGTTAAAGCTGGGTGCGCAAAAACTTGACTCGCTGACAATTTCGACAAAGCTATTTCTATACCGTGGGCGCAGGCATCGGTTGAAATTGGATACATTGTCGTTTGGGGCATTTTTATAAATTTCCCAATCATCAGCGTTTTCTGGGTAGAAATTTCTTAGTCGGTGATATCCATCTAAGATTACAGATCGTATTTCTGTGTGTGCTTCTTCGTCAAACTCCCAGCTGATGCGATCTAAAAATTCCTCGGGTTCGGTTTTGGCATAAGGTGTTGTGTTGGCCAAATAAGTTATAATACCAAATTTGTCATATCCTCGGCCCATCAGATAACTCATGAGCACAATTCTATGGTCGCGGCGCTGCCTGTTGAGACAAATAAATGATGTGTCGCTGTTGAAATTTTTATCGAGCACTGGTTTGATCTTGATGTAACTAAGTTTTTGATTTACCAAATCTCCACCTAGATTCACAATGTGAACATTGGGCTCATTGATTTCTAAATGTAAATTTTCAAGACTGGTGAATAGTAGAAACTGTGTGTTGGAATTTTGTTGGGCGATTTGAGAAATTTTTTGCGGAATGGGTTGTTGCTTTTCATGCCAATGATTGAACTCCTGCCAATTGTCTAATAGATCTTTGATAGCAATCACAACCAATGGATCAGAAAAATCAGTGTTATCTAAAAAATACATAACTTGGATAGGGGGATTGCTCCACATATAATAAATTTTGGCAGTGTCAGACAAACCTGTCTGTTCCATGAGTTTACGAAAAACAAAAAACGAATGGTCATCGGTGCGAGGTTTAGAAATCAAATAAAACATAGTTATTGGTCGTAAAATCTAACTTGCATCCAATCTTGCCATAGAACCACTGCCTGGCTGAGTTTGGGTTGAATTTGCATGAGCTGGCACACTCTCAAATATTCGCTTTCAAAGTCATTTCGTTGATTCAGCATTTTGCTCAACGAAATTGCTTGCATATTGAACCGTGTTTTTAGATCTTGAAATAGTTGCTGTTCATCTTTGCGCCATTCAAATTTTAGTTTTTTTTGTTGCCTGGATACCCAATCATCGAACTGCGACTCTAATTCTACATAATAAAATTTTGTGTGAGCAGGTAGCTGGTTGTCTTCACCGATTTCGTTCTGACAGTATGAATATGCAACCTCTTGTGGATGTATTGGATAGATGAAATCGTAGCGTAAACCCAACTTTATGTTCAATAATCGGTATTGGAGGCAATCTAAATAATCTGCAAATGACCTGTGAAAATGTTGCCAAGTCTTATAACGATGGTTCACATGTTCAAACTTGTATAAAACCAGTTTGTTGAAGTTAGGGTCAACGGGTAGTTTTTTGTGCACTAAATCTTCTAGATATGTTTTGGGCAACAACGGTAAAAAATTGTCAGACAGTCCAAATAACCTTGCCAAGAAATTGCCTGCGTGCCCTGGCATGTACATTATGAAAACCGATTTCATTTTGGCAATAAATGTTTGATTGCTTTTGCTGGCTGTAAATCCAACCAACGATCTACAAATGCGTGTTGCTGCGGGTTAGGAATTGGCATGCCTGGAATGATACGATTTTGCAAAAAATCTTGTAGCTTTATAATATGACTGGGCCGAAAACGTCTTATTACTACATCTACAAAAGGATCTTTGTTGTGAACTGCACTGCGTAGAATTTGCTTTATATAGTGCTTTTCATTGCTTGGAGCCGAAAAACGCTGTTTGGAAATTTCAGTAAACCAATATGCACGTTTGTGCCAACTCAATCTTATTTGAGTTTGAATATCTGTCCACAACATGTATTTTGTTGTATTTTCACTGACACTGAGATTCTTTTGAGTTACATCAGGAGCCCAGCATGGATTGCAGATTAGGTACAATTTGGGCTTGTTAGTTTGATTTTTGCAAACATCATTGTCGGGCCAAAACTCATTGGCTTTCCAATGTGTGGGATTGATCTTGAGTTTAGGATTGAACTGAATATCGATCATTTCCTGCCAGTTTCGACTGGGTAGTCCGGTGTAAAATTGATTAGATAAAAGCAAATAATAAAACAATGCAAAACCGCCTGAACCGCCTTGATAGAGAATGCTGACATCCTGAGCCATGCTGTATGTAGCTCATCTAAAGACTTGGTTCAATCAATCTTTTGATATCCAAGTATAGGTGAAGTTTCGAGAATTGATCTTGACAACTGCCCACTATCTTTCATTCAGCTTGCCAAAATCTCAAGTCTTAGACTTGCACAGAGATTGTGTTTCATACATTCTACCTAATGCCCGTCTAGAAGCTCGATAAGCGTCTCGACGATAGCGTTCACGCTCGTCTGACGACATAGGAGCGTTAGCAGGGTTGGCTCGATGCACTGTGCCTGTGGGAGTTTGTGTTATTGTGCCACCCGAAGAAGACTGTCTTGGGGCATTGGAATCAGTGGAAGGAGTCATTGCGTCCGGCGAACTCAACTGAGATGCCATGGCACCAAATGCCCCTGTTGCCCCTGTTGCCCCTGTTGGTTTTACTTTGGCAGCAGTGGGTTGGGTTGCAGCTACCTGTGGTTGTCTTTGTTTGGCAGCTAGCACTGCGTCTACATTTTTTTTGATACTTTGTAAATCTCTCGTACGCAAAAGCGGCAAAGCTTTGTTGATCTGCCCCACGGTGAGTTTGGTAGTTGTCGAAGGTTGGGTATTTGTCGAAGGTTGGCTTGATGTACCAGTGCCATTGTCTGGAAATATCATGTATGGCTCGCCCACAGGAGCAGTTGAAGCTTCTAACAATTCAATCAAGCGCATATTAACGTTCCTCTATATAATCAGCCGAACTATTTTTCATTTTGTTATTGTGATGACTGCGATACAATTGCATGGCAATGTCGGCATCATTTCGACTGGTAAATCTTGTGGGCAGGGTGCGTGAGCCGCGCCGGATTTCAAAATCTCCGTGCTCAGTTTCATAAACTTCAAACACCGAGCCTGGGCCAATTTCCATGACCTGCACTGGTTGTTGTGGCTGACCCAACTTGGCATCAACTTGATCTTCCACATCATGCACAGTGCTGGGATCCGTGAGTTCGTAGTCATTTTCGGCCACAGCATCTATTTCTTCCACTGCGTCGGCTGCGTCAATGGCATCCACAGCTTTTTCTATCATGTCTCTGTAGAGTTTTTCTTTTTTGGTAATGCGATCCAAATTCGGCGTAGCATCGGGGTCTCGGCGTCCGTCATCGTATTTTTTATGGCTGATATGATCCAGATAGTGAGCAAGATCTTTTTTCACTCGATTCAACATATCTTCTTCAATTTCAGCCATGGTCTCTGCCAATTTAGACTCGTTGGCTCCCACAGCGTAGCCTTTCATAGGATGCTCAGGATCTGTGTTAGAGCCCAGCACTGAAATCTTTTTGGGACGAAACAGTGCAGGCAATTGTGGCACGCGATCCTGTTGCTGTGTAAGACCATTTTTGACGCTTACAGGACTCAGCTTGCCTTCTTCCACAGCTGTCAGGCGTTGAAGTATGTCTCTGATGTCGTTGCTCATGCTCGATTGTCTTTCAAGAAACTTGATAGCTGCCAGCCATGCTTGCCGTGTGCATCTATACGTTCGGCAATAAAGTTGGCAATGCCTTGTTGATTTTCTGCTTCAGCTGTGGCAAAACAACGATTCAACAGTTCAATCATTTGGCCGTTGTTGGCCAACAATTCTTCAATCATGAGTCTGGCGCGCGGAATCTTGGTCTGTCCTGAAATTACCGATAGTTCTTGAAAACGTTCGAAGCTGCCGGGGGTGTAGTCATCCAAAGTTCTAATATATTCTGCAGTTTGATCAATGGCATTGTTGTACACTTCTTGATAGATTGAGCCAAAAAATTCGTGTAGTTGCGCAAAGTCCGGGCCTTCCACGTTCCAATGGAAAAGTTGAGCTTTGACCACAAAGGCATACTCAGTGGCCAATAGAATTTTCAAATCGTCCGACAGCATTGCGTTTGTACCTTTTTATCCAATCAGGAGTGTTAGGCATGGACTCCGTATGATATTTAGTGTGTTTGGCAGTTGTTTGATTTCTTGCTTGCACCCTGCCCAATGGTTGAGCCACCGTGCTTATGGCTCCCGATGCTGTAGCACCTGCACTGACCGATTCCATGATTTCACGAATTTTCATCATGTATCTCTAAAGCAAGATGTTTTCTAAATCTTCCAGGGCCCGAAATGACTTTGGCATTTGTGATCGAAATTACAGCATTGGGATGGGGCAAAAGTTCGTACTTTATATGATAAAGCCCATATGGTGCTTCAATGGTGATATTTTCTGTGAGATATTCTCCGGGCCAAATCCATGTACGCTCTGTAAACAATTCAGGGCCAACATAGAGCCTATACACCGGCGATTCGCCGCTGTACTCAATGTCAACATCACACAGCACAATCACGGATTGAGTGTTCATAATGTATTTAGTCAAAAACTACCTATATAAATATCGCCATGCTCCGGCTCGTTGACATCAGACATCTTCATGTAGAACTCACAACAAAATGCAATGCTCGATGCCCTATGTGTATGCGCAACTATAGAGGTTATGAGTACAACAGTGGCTATCCTGTGTGTGAATTAAGTCTGCAACAGTTCCAGCACATTGTGTCGCCCACAGTGCTAGCAGGACTGATGACGCCTGAGCCCATGCAAGATTCATTTAGACCAACCTTTCACGGTATCAGAGGGATAAGTTTCAATGGTAATTTAGGCGATTTTGCTGCTGCCAAAGACGCAGTTGAAATTGTAAAGTACATTGTAGAACACAAAGTTCCGGTACATATCAACACCAATGGCAGTTTGCGCACTGCAGCTTGGTGGGCTAGCCTAGCCCTTCCTGGTGTAAGCATTGGTTTTGCATTGGATGGGTTGGCTGATACTCATAGTCTGTACAGGCAAGACACTGACTGGCACCGTGTGATTGATCATGCTCGGGCTTTTATTGCTGCGGGCGGAACAGCGGTATGGAGATTTATACCATTTGCCCATAATCGTCATCAAGAGCAAGCCTGTAAAAATCTAGCCAACTCCATGGGATTTAGAAGATTTGAAAACATCTATGACGGTCGTGACACCGGTCCAGTTTTTGATAGATTTGGGCAGTTCAGTCATTACATTGGCACAGAAGCTTTCCCTGACCTTGAACCGCCACCACTACAGAATCTGTTGCAAAATCATATAACATGGTATGATTCAAAAACCGTGCAACATGTGAAAGATACCGAACACATTGACATAAAATGCTTGCACAAAACCAATCGTGAACTCTACATTGCTGCAGACGGATCTGTGTATCCTTGCTGTTTTTTGGGATTCTATCCAGCCACAATGTCACACCCAGGCAATGTTGAGTTGCGGGAACTAGTGCATGAGAATAATGCACTTAAATATTCTTTAGAACACTGTTTGCAATGGTTTGACAGTGTAGAACAAACTTGGCAACGTCCCAGCATAGCTCAAGGACGCATGTATCAGTGTGTGACAACCTGCGTTGGGAAACCTCAATGACATCAGCAAAAATCTTATATCTTGCACGCTACCGAGTGCCTCATGCCATAATGGCACTACAACCAGAATTTACCAGACATTTGATTGGTGTAGAACGCACATGCATTGCCAGTCCTGTGCCACAACAAGAGCTTTGGCCAATCTTTGAAAAATACGGCATAGACACCACTAATTTTGATTATGCGCCTGATTCAGAAATTTACAGACTTTATCCCGAAGTCAATAATTGGGTGTTGCCCGGGGACTATCGCGGTTGGTGGTTGCGGCAGCAAGCAATCAAACTGGCTTTTCTTGACTATCTAGACTATGATCTCATGATCATGCATGATCCCGACTGCATTCTGATTCAAGACTATCAGCCCATGATTGACGGCAAGCTCAATTACATGGTGCTGGAAAATGAGCGCCATAGTTGGGGTTATTACGAAACAATCAAGAACGCTTTTGGCTTTGAACGGCAAACACCGCATTGTTTTATTTCTGAATATGTGCCTGTGCTCAAAGAAGATATCACAGCCATGCGACAGTTTTTGGAGCATAAACACAATTGCCATTGGCTTGACGCCTTGATCGACAACTGTCCAGGAGAGCCCACTGTGCCGCCTTGGGGCAACGGTGAGCTCATTCTTTGGTTGTCTGAATACGAGCTGATCGGTAATTGGACCATGAGTCGCAGACCCATACTGACTCAACCTCAACGCAGATACATGTATGCTGACATGGAACGAATTGGAGATTTTGATCCAGACTATCATACTGCAGTGTGCGATGCTGTGCCGGACCTCAGTCGCAGTGTTAGCTTTGACTGGCAAACGCATGAGGTGCGTGACTTTGATCGATGGATGAATCTCATACGTCAAAGATTGGCCATGGCCACTGGTGAAATCAAGCACAGTATCCAAGAAGAAATTTGCCCCGGCCAGGCTGATCTCACCTGGTTGCGACGTCCGGCGCATGCAGATTCCCAATTGACCAAAATGTACGGCAACAATTACGCTGCATATCAACGTCGGCCATGACAGCGCTTTCCACTCTCAAAGTATATTCTCCAGGCTGTCAAGCAGTGGATTGGGGATTTGACTACCATCAGCTAGTGGATTTAGAAACTGCGTTAGCGCAGCCTACGTCCATAGTCGCTGTGCCTGTGTTTTGTGACCGTGACAATGAATTTTCTTATCTACCTCAGTATAAAAATCTAGACCTATCAAGGTTTGATCTTGTGCTGTTTACTGACATTCAGTTTAGATCTCAAACAGAATTGACACAATGGATTGCGAGCACCGGCGCATCTCAATGGTTGTTGAGTGTGGCCGGTCTCTGGGACAATGAAGTGCTTCAGCCAAACGTGGTCTATAGACCCACTTGGATGTTTACTTTTTTGCAATGGAATCCGCCTCGTGCAGATTTTCCATTGGATCGTCCTTATCTTTATGATTGTCTATGTGGCACGCGGCGTGCTCATCGTGACTATATCATGTATGGCCTATTGCAATCGGGCTTACTGGATCTAGGTATTGCAACTTATCGAGACATTTTTCCCGGGCACGAATTCACAGAAACACCTTGGTTTGTGAAACGGTATTTTCGTGATGTTTCTTTGCCTTGGCCCTATGTCAGTGCCAATCTTGATCCACAATGGGAAGTTCGCACTAATTTAGATAATTCTATCAGCAGCATTGTACCTTGGGAAATATACAATCGCACATGGTTTACAGTATTGTTGGAAACCATTGGCTCAGGCACAACGTTTTTGGCAGCAGAAAAGATTGGCAAATGCTTGCAGGCTCGTAGACTGTTTGTTCATGTGGGACGAGCTCATTGGCTGGCAAAATTGCGCAGTATGGGATTTGAAACTTTTGGATCAGTGATGGATGAAAGCTATGATAGTGTAGTTGACGACGTTACACGGTGGCAAACAGCTTTGGAACAAATTCAATGGTTGTGCGATCAAAATCTACCTCAACTGATATCATATCTACGTCCTGTACTGGATCATAACCACTCACGTCTCTACGCCTATCGCAATGAAATTGCTGCCAAAATGGCCGAAATGATAACCAATCATTTGAAATAAGTTAGCCAATGCTGGAAAAAGTTTTCAGCAATAATTTCTTGACCTCGGGGACTGGAATGGTATCCGGGGTCTTCGCCCTTGAACGGGTGGTTACCACAGATTGCTTGTGGACTGTGCAGTGGTTCTAGATTGATGTGTTTGTCTGGTATCAGGCGCGGAATTGCCCGGCGCCACTGATCTGGTACTGCAGGATCAAAAGGCCAAAGCAAATTAGGCAATACCAAAAATGCAATACCATCTAGGTATAGTTGTACCACACCTTCACCAATGATCCACTCGTCACACTGTTTTTTCCAGGCGTTGTCATAGATAGAATCGATCCAGTGTCTTATTCCATTTTGAGCCTGGCGCGAGATTCGTCCCAGTCTATAGGGATGATCAAAGTTTTCGGCCAGTGAAAAAATTGTCTCGCAAATCATATTAGAAGGCTCACAACCATAGTTTACATTGCGAATACCATCTTCGCGTCGATAACCATTGCCCAGCTTCCGGTTTTGCAAGTGCTGCTGTAGTGGGGGATTTTCTCCCGCACTAGGCTGCTGACTCCAGTCATAAGGAACTGACCGAGCTGGAATTTCCATTCTGTCCCAAAGTGTAGGCCCAATTACTGCAAAATCAGGACGTTGGCGGCGTATCTCATCTATCTGAATTCTAATACCGCCGTTTGAGCAGCCTTGCCTGGCCAAGTTCACCAACTCCCAACTGCCTAGTTTTTGCGCCAGTAGTTCGCTCCATGAAGTACCCGGCAGTGATTGACTCACTGCCGAAAAAGAGCATCCAGCTACCATCAATTTCATACTATATCCTCATAGCTATTGCAGTGTTTGAATCTGTGAAAGCTGTATATGATTTCTGAATGCAAAGGTAATTCACTCAACGAATAGGCCGTGGCTGGTACTTCATAGGTGGTGCCTTGCCCCAAGGGTGAAAACACAATCACTCTAGGATGCAATTTCACTGCATGATGTATGAGCTTGTGATAGATATGACCATAATCGCCGTCACGGTTGTGAGTAAGCACTAAATCAAACTTATCGGCTAGAGCAATACAACGTTCTACCGCATCATGCGGGTTCCACCTAGTGAAGGCCTGTTGTTCGTTGTCATGCCAGTGGTCTTCAAATCCCATGAATTCCGTGGCAACATTGCGTCGGCTCCAGAATTGAGCCATTTCGTCACCACGTGGATCTTGGGCAGTATAGTTTAGATAGGCCACGGTCCAGTCATAATGCCTGTGATTATAGATATAACTGTAGGCAAAGATCACACAGTCATCGGGATGTGCTACCAAGCACAGAGCTTTCACGCTAGTCGCTCCTTGAGTAATTGTTGATATTGTTGCTGCTGTTGTGGTGTAAGTTGTGGCCAAGCACTTCTATGTATGCTCACGGTGTGACTGTGCTGCATGTCGGCCAGCTTGCGATCCGCCCGTGCCACTTCACTGTGACAGAGATTGGCCACGGTGATTTTGCTCGCAGTGGCCACAGAATCAAGTCCACGAGTATATTCCAGCCAACCACTGTAGAGAAGAAATTCAGTCAACTGTCCTTGGGATTGAAACCATGATACAAAAGACTGACCTGTGCGCTGTTCACAGTCAGCAATCATGGCACGCACAGCGTTGGGCTCGAACCAAAAAGGTACACCACCAGGTCCCAGCTGACGATCAAGGCTAATGGGCCATAGGTTGTTGACGATTTGGCGACTGGCTTCAAATACCGGATATACGGGCAAGGTGCCAACGGCCAAGCCTTGATCGGTAGTCAAGTTTGGCAAGGGTTTGACCAATATAGTTTTGGCATCCAGCACCACACAATATTGAGCCTGACTGATAGCTGCTGTGACCAGTTTCAATGCTTGCTGGCTGACCCAGCCGTTGTGGCTCCATTGAGCGCCAAATGTTCTGCGAGTCAATACCACCACTTGTTCGCAGTATCTACCCCAGGCTGCGGTGCGAATTTGATCAGGATCGGTGTGATCATTGATCACCACATAAACAGTGCCTACCTCATCTACAAATCGATCAATACTACGAGCTTGCTGGTGCAGTACCTCAAGCTCGGGTTCAAATACCACTGTGCATAGATCAATCATGCACTTATGTATGTTTGTTTATGGTTGAGCCTAGAGTTTTTATTCGCAATTCCAGCGACGGCGTGCTTTGCATATGGCTTTGTCGGGAGTTTTGGCACAGCTGATACTGTGCATTTTCATTTGTCCACGACTGCGTGAGCAGTAACTCTTGCGACGCTTGGATGCCTTAGATCCACGTTTGAGTTTGGAAGGCTTGGTGGTCACCGCAGTTTTGAGTTTTGAGCCAGGATGCTCGCGTCGGTATGCTTTGACAGCTTTGCGACTCATGCCGTCGGTACGATCTTTCTTGTTTGCTTTTTGCCAGTCTTCTGTCAAGGGCATGGTCACAGCAAACACATACAGCTCATCGTTGCTCAGTGATTCAAGATCTTCCCAGATTGTTTCCGCATCTACATCATTGTGTTTGGCAAGACGCTCCACGGTGCTTTCAATGAGATCAAATTCTTCAGCCAAGGCAGCATCTTCCGCCACACCTTGCTGTTGAGCCCATTGAGCAATTTTTCCTAAAACGGTGTCCGGAATCAAAGCTATTTGGGCAGTTTTTGGATCGTTTATATCAATTACACTAATGGTTCTGTCTGCAAGTGGACCACTTCCTTGTGTTGGGCCACCTCGTGAAATAGTTGAATCTACATATTTTCTAGCTGGGTTATTTAATATATTGTCTAATCCTAGTTGTTTGGCTGCATTTGGCGCCAGTGGTTTTATGTCAATAAATGATGCAGTATTGTTGCCTGACACCAAATTTTGATTTCGTCTCCAATTGGCAGCAACATATTCACCATTGGCTAATCTGACATAGGTGGTAACTGGGGCGAACATATCTAATTCATTCAATCGGCCTTCCGCCACACCTTGCTTGGTTACTTTGCGTAGTGTGCTCACTGATGCCTTAGTTGGCACACCGTGACGTTTGCTGTCACCTTTGTCTCGTGGATTCTTTCCATCTGCAAAGGATTCTTCTAAATCTTCTTCTCCGTCAAGTAATT